AATCGTGGAGTTGCCAGCAATACTGGAGAAACAGGAAGAAGACGGCACCGTCATTGAGAAATACCTTTGGCCGGAGCAGTGGCCCCTTGAGTCTTTAAAAGCGACCCGCGCCTCTCTCGACCCCCGGTACTGGAACGCCCAGTACATGCAGCAGCCGACCTCCGAGAGCAGTGCGTTAATTAGTAGGAAGAGTTGGAGAATCTGGGAAAAGGAAGACCCGCCGCCGTGTGACTACATCATCCAGTCATGGGATACGGCGTTTGAGGCCAAGACCAGCGCTGACTACAGTGCCTGTACAACCTGGGGCGTTTGGTACAACGAGGAAGAAGGCAACAGCCCGCAGGTCATCCTGCTAGACGCCTTCAAAGACCGGATGGCCTTCCCAGAACTCAAAGAAGTTGCACTTAAGCACTACAAAGAGTGGCAGCCTGACGCGTTCATCGTGGAAAAGAAGGCTGCTGGCGCGCCTTTGATTCAAGAGCTTCGCAACATGGGCATCCCGGTTTCAGAGTTCAGCCCGAGCCGGGGCAATGACAAAACGGTGCGCGTGAATGCAGTTGCGGATTTGTTTACCTCGGGTAAAGTCTGGGCACCGGACACGCGCTGGGCACGCGAAGTGATTGAAGAAGTCGCGGCTTTCCCTGTGGGAGAGAACGACGACTATGTGGATACGACCACGCAAGCGCTTTTAAGGTACAGACAGGGCGGGTTCATCAGCTTGGACACTGATGAGAAGGAAGACCGCTTCTTTCAGCGCCGTAAAGCGGCGTACTACTGAGGAAAACAATGGCTACCAACATTGACAAAGCGCTGTATCCCGCCCCGCAGGGCCTGGACACCCTGGCTGAAGGGCAGCCTGATATTGAGATCGAGATTGTCGATCCTGAAGAGGTGAACATTGGCGTGGACGGTTTAGAAATTTCTTTGACCAAGGAGGAGCCGGGCGAGGATGACGGGTTCAATTCCAATTTGGCTGAGGTGCTGAGCGCAGGCGAGGTCCAAGAGATCGTCTCCCAGCTTTCCGCTGACATCGACAACGACAAGGCCAGCCGCAAAGAGTGGGAGAAGACCTACACCGAGGGTCTGAAGCTGCTGGGTCTGCAGATGGAGGACCGCACGGAGCCTTGGGATGGCGCGTGTGGTGTGTTCCACCCGATGATTACGGAAGCCGTCGTGCGCTTCCAGGCAGAGACCATCACGGAGACCTTCCCGGCCCAGGGTCCGGTGAGGACCAAGATCATCGGCAAGGAGACGCCCGAGGTCAAGGAAGCCGCTATCCGCGTCAAGGACGACATGAACTTTGAACTCACCGAGGTGATGAAAGAGTTCCGTCCCGAGCATGAGCGCATGCTGTGGAGCCTGCCGGCAACCGGCTCAGCGTTCAAGAAGGTCTACTTCGACCCGGGCCTGGGTCGTCAGGTGTCGATGTTTGTGCCTGCCGAAGACGTCCTGCTTCCCTACGGTACCACCGACCTGGACACTTGCCACCGCGTCACGCACCTGATGCGCAAGACCAAGGACGACATCGTGCGTCTGCAGGAGGCGGGGTTCTATTGTGATGTGGAGCTTGGGCGAGCCGAGCAAGAACAAAGACGACATCCAGCAAGCCAAGGACAAAGAGACGGGCTTCTCGGACATCAACGGCGACCGGTTCGCGCTGGCTGAGAGCCATGTGAGTCTGGTGATCAAGGGCGATAGGTTCCGCCCTGACGACTCGGAGATTGCGCTTCCCTACGTCGTGACCTTCATCAAGGGCACGAACACTGTTTTGGCTATCCGCCGCAACTGGAAAGAGGACGACGACTACCACCAAAAGCGGCAGCACTTCGTCCACTACCAATACATCCCTGGCTTCGGCGCGTATGGCTTTGGCCTGTTCCACCTGATCGGTGGCTTTGCGAAGTCTGCAACTTCTTTGATGCGCCAACTGGTGGACGCGGGCACGCTCTCCAACCTGCCGGGCGGTCTGAAGAGCCGAGGACTAAGGATCAAAGGCGATGACACCCCCATCGCCCCGGGCGAGTTCCGGGACGTGGATATTGGCAGCGGCAACATCCGCGACAACATCCTGCCGCTTCCTTATAAGGAGCCGTCCAACGTCCTATACAACCTCCTTGGGACAATCGTGGACGAGGGCCGTCGGTTCGCAGCGACTGCGGATATGAAGGTCTCCGACATGAGCGCACAGGCTCCGGTTGGAACCACGCTGGCCCTGCTAGAAAGACAATTGAAGGTTTTGACGGCGGTTCAGGCACGCGTGCACTACGCGCTGAAACAGGAGCTTGGGCTGCTCAAGGGTCTGATCCGTGACTACACGGACGTGGACTACGAATACACCCCGGAGTACGGCAACAAACGCGCCAAGCAGGCGGACTACGACTTGGTGGACGTGATCCCGGTCTCGGACCCCAACGCGTCCACAATGAGCCAGCGGGTCGTCCAGTACCAAGCCGTCATCCAGATGGCGCAGATGGCACCGGACATCTATGACATGCCGCAGTTGCATCGCTCGATGTTAGAAGTCTTAGGGATCAAAAACGCGGAAAAACTAGTTCCGCTGCCCGACGACATGAAGCCGACCGACCCGGTGTCGGAGAACATGGCTGTGCTGCGCGGCAAGCCGGTCAAGGCGTTCCTGTACCAAGACCATCAGGCGCACATCCAGGTGCACATGGCGGCGATGCAAGACCCGATGCTAATGCAGCTTGTGGGTCAGAACCCCAAGGCGCAGCAGATGATGGCTGCCATGCAGGCACACATTGCCGACCATACGGCGTTCCTGTACCGTCAGAAAGTCGAGCAGCAACTGGGCTTTGCCCTGCCGCCGGAAGAGGACAAGCTGCCGCCGCAGATCGAGACCGCGATGTCCACCATGATGGCGAAAGCTGCCCAGCAGGTGCTGGCGCAGAACCAAGCGATGGCGGCGCAGCAGCAAGCTCAGCAGCAAGCCCAAGACCCGGTGCTGCAGATGCAGATGAAAGAGCTTGCCATCCGCGAGCAAGAAGTGGCAATCAAGGACAAGAAGGTCACCGCCGATGCCGCCGCCAAGGCGGACGAGTTGGCGCTTAAAGAGGCACAGCTTCAGATTGACGCCGCATTCAAGGCGGACAAACTTGAAGCGGATCAAGAACGTGACGGTGTTCGTATGGGCATCGACATCGCAAGAAGTCGTCAGCAAGCCCGCGCCAAGGCGCAACAACCCCGGAGGTAAGTCCACTAAATGATTGATGAATTCGCACGCGTACTGCGCGAGAAGATACGCAACGACATGAACAACTACGCCGACGACTTGGCGGGTGGGCAGTGTCGCTCTTTTGACGAATACCAAAAACTCTGTGGTGTCATTCAAGGTCTAGCCATCGCAGAGCGTCATCTCCTCGACCTTGCAGAGAAAGTAGAGAAAGCCAATGAGTGAAGCCGGTCTAATCCTGCCTCCGGGCATTACGCTGCCCCCTCACGTCCAACCGTTGGACGAGCCTGAAAAAGACTCCGACAACGAAACCAAAGCTGGCGCACTGCCAACCCCCACGGGTTGGAAACTTCTGTGCATCGTCCCGGATGTCGATAAAAAGATTGCCGGTACGTCGCTGGATTTGGTGCGTGACCCTACGACCCTACGCCAAGAAGAACACGCCACAACCGTGCTCTTTGTGCTGCGCATGGGCCCCGATGCGTACAAAGACGCTACCAAGTTCCCCAACGGCGCTTGGTGCAAGGAAGGCGACTTTGTGCTCGTCCGTACCTATTCTGGTACGCGGTTCAAGATTTTCGGTAAAGAGTTTCGTCTGATCAACGACGATCAGGTCGAGGCTGTTGTGCAAGACCCTCGCGGCGTCACCCGCGCATGAAGGAGTAAAGATGGCAATGGAAAAAGACGAGTTCAAGTTCCCCGACGAGATCGAGGACAAGAGCCCGCAAGCTGAAACCAACGAGACTGAAGTCGAGATCGAGATCGTTGATGACACCCCTCCGCAAGACCGGGGCCGCAAGCCTCTGGACCGCGAGGTGGCCGATCCGACCGAAGAAGAGATCGAGTCTTACTCCGACAAGGTGAAAAGCCGCATCAAGGAACTGACTCACGCCCGCCACGACGAACGCCGCAAGGCCGAGGCTCTGGCCCGTGAACGTCAGGAACTGGAGCGTCTTGCACAGCAGCTTATTGAGGAGAACAAGAACCTCAAGCAGCGCTACAACGCAGGTCAGGAAGTCTTTGCCACGACCGCTAAGGAAAAGGCTGAGTCTGACCTTGATATCGCCCGCCGTGAACTTAAGCAGGCACATGAGGCTTTTGACACGGACGCTATTGTTGCAGCGCAAGAAAAACTGGCCGAGGCCAAGATGCGCGCAGAGGCGGCTAAAAACTTTAAGCCAGCCCCTTTACAAGAGACGGAATATGAGCTAAAACCTCAACAAAATTCGCAAGAGGCAGTCAAACCCGACGAAAAATCCCTGCGCTGGCAGGCAAGAAACCAGTGGTTCGGGCAAGAGGGCTTCGAGGAATACACCAGCTACGCACTAGGGCTGCATCAGAAGCTAGTCACCGGGGGCACCGACCCTCGCTCCGATGAGTATTTCGACCAGATCGATGGTCGCATGAAGTCGAAGTTCCCCGAGTTGTTCGGTGGTAACGAAGACAAGCCGAGAACGGGTGAGGTTCAACGGAAACCCACAACGGTCGTGGCTCCTGCCACTCGTACTACGAGTGGTGGAAAAGTTCGTCTAACCCAAACGCAAGTAGCTTTGGCAAAGAAGCTGGGCCTGA